CATATGAAAAGCAGGTCATTCTTTCGGCCTGTATCGCGCGAGACTAAGAAAACGGGTTCGGGGCCGCGTCCACACTTTGCGCTATGTGACGAGGTGCATGAACACCCAGACGGCGGCGTGATCGAGATACTTGAGCGAGGGTTTAAGTTCCGCGAGCAGCCGCTTCTAATTATGATTACGAATAGCGGATCTGACAGGCAGTCGATATGCTGGCAAGAACGGCAACACGCTGTCAAGGTGGCGGCGCAGGATGTGGATGACGACACAACGTTCAGTTATGTGTGCGCGCTTGACCCAGAGGATGAGCCTTTTGAAGACCCCGATTGCTGGATTAAGGCAAACCCACTTTTGGGCGTGACTATCACAGAGGAATATTTAGCGCTGCAAGTAAAGCAGGCCAAAGATATCGCGGCGAAGGCTAACGGAATTAGGCGACTGCATTTCTTCGAATGGACAGACGCGGAGAGCGCATGGATCAGTCGGGCGATGTTGGAAAGCGTTGAGGACCATACGCTAGAGATTGAGCAGTTCAAGGGAAAGCGGGCGTTTGCGGGTTTGGACCTCTCAGCCAAAACTGACCTTACAGCAAAGGCGCTGGTTTTTGAGGACGGCGCGGATGATGACGGGCAACCTAAGTTTGCGGCGTTTGTTCACGGCTACACGCCGGAGGATACGCTAAAGGCGCGGGCTGAGCGTGACGGCGCGCCCTATGATTTGTGGGTGGATGCGGGGTTTATAACCGCAACGCCGGGCAAAAAGACGCGGTTGGACTTTGTAGCGCAGGACTTGATAGACGATTCCGAGGCTTTTGACCTAGATTTTGTCGCATATGATAACTTTTTGATTGCCGATTTTGAGGCAGTTTGTGGCGATATGGGGGCTAGTTTCCCGATGCTTGACCATCCGCAGGGCTGGAACAAGCGAAAACGCGAGGCGCCGGACGGGTCTGAGATAACGCTTTGGATGCCAGGCTCTGTTGATGAGCTTGAAACGCTGATAATGGAAAAGCGCATTAGGGTGCATGTAAACCCCGCGCTGCGGTCTGCGGTTTCATCCGCAACATTCGACACATCGCCCGCAGATTTGCGGCGGTTTACGAAACACAAGGCCACGGGCCGAATTGACATGGCGGTTGCTTTGGCTATGGCTGTCGGTGCGGCTACGGCAAGGAATTTAGACGACATCCAAACGTCCCCATGGGATGATGAGGATTTCGTTTTGGAGGTTGGTTGATGTTCGGATTCGGCAAGCAGGAAAAGCGCAACGCCACGTTTACGCAGGCAGAGCCGCGTAGCTTGATGGAAATATTCGGGCTGAGTGGTTCGGCGTCTGTATCTATGGAGGAGGCGCTTGGCGTTCCTGCCGTATGGGCCGCAGTTAATTTCATTTCAGGCACAATCGCGGGCTTGCCTTTGAATGTTTATGACCGTGACGCCAAGGGCATCAAGAAAAAGGTCAAGGCGACGGCGGCTAATCCGGTCGTTGAAATGCTACACGGCAACGTTAATGACGGCTATTCTTCGTTTCAGTGGCGCTTTGACATGTTTTCTACGGGTATTTTGACCGAAGGGCGGTTTGTAACATACATCGAAAGGGATGATCGGGGCCAGCCCGTCAATTTGTTTCCGCTTGTCGGGGCAGAGGTTGTCAGGCTGTCAAACGGACGAAAGCAATACAAGCACCGCGCGGGCGGTGTTGAGCGGGTTTATGACCAGAGCGAAGTTATTGACCTGACGTTTATGTTGAGGTCGGACCTGTTGTCGCATCGTTCGCCCTTGCGGCAATGCGCTGTTGCAATCGGCAAGGCCGTGAATGCAAACGATTACGGCTCAAAGCTGTTTAAGAACGGCGGCTTGCCAGCGTTTGTATTGCAGGGGCCGTTTGGGTCTGAGAAATCAGCAATTCGGGCATCTGATAACATTGCGGACGCTACAAAAGAGGCGGCGCGCAAGGGCGCAAATGTGCTGGCAATTCCAGCAGGTCATAAACTTGAGCCGCTAGGTTCTGATCCAGAAAAGATGCAGCTTGTCGAGACGCAAGGATTTGCCGTCATTGAGGTTGCGCGGATTTATTCCTTGCCGCCTACTTTTTTGCAGGACTTGTCGCGGGCGACGTTCAGCAACTCAGAGCAGCAGGATTTACACTTGGTTAAGCACACCCTTAAGCGGTGGGTTGAACAGGTCGAGGCCGAATTGAACTTGAAGCTATTTGGGCGCGGTTCAAAGCGGTTTGTTGAATTTAACTTGGATGGATTGCTGCGGGGCGACTATATGACCCGTATGACGGGCAACAGCACAGCCATTCAAACGGGCCAGCTAACGCCTAATGAGGCACGCGCAATGGACAACCGTGAGCCTCTTGAGGGCGGCGACAAGCTGCTAATTCAGGGCGCTACGGTTCCGCTCGACGGGCATACGGGCATTGCGGAGCCTGCAACAGTAACCCCGATGGAGGGCGACGAAGAGCAAACCCGACTTTAGTGGTTCACTATTTGAGGTTTCTGTAGTAACGTTCTCTATGGAAAAAAAATGCTCAACTTGTCAAAAAACAATGCCCCTACAAGAGTTTGGTTCTGACCGCTCAAAGAGGGATGGTAAAAATTCAAGGTGCAAGGAGTGTGCAAGGGAGCACGGCCGAGCGCAGCATATAACTAACGGCGAAAACCGCAGGGCCGCCGTTGCCCGTTGGCGCGCAAAAAACCTTGATAAGATTAAGGAATACGCTGAAGCCCACAGGGCGGAGGCTGCGGAACGAAATCGCAAATGGCAAGAGATGAACAGAACGCGATGCGCAGAAAAGTCCAAAAGGTATCGTGAACGGCATCCTGAAAAGATCAAGGCATATTCGCAAAAGTATTGGGCTGAAAATGCCGGAAAGATTTCTGAGTATAAAAAAAGATACCGTCAGGAAAATCCACACATAGCAAGGCAAGAAGGCGAAAGGAGGCGCAAAAATCCGAAATATCGGATAGAGGCAACGGTTAGGGCGCGACTGCACCGCAGCGTAACCAAGCCGGGATCTTGCCGGACATTTGAGGCTCTTGGTTACACTTCTGACGAATTGAAGGCTCACATAGAGCGACAGTTTCAAAAGGGCATGAGCTGGGACAATTATGGGGACTGGCACATTGACCACATTCTGCCTTTGTCATCATTCGAATACGCCACGACAGATGATGCAGAGTTTAAGCACGCGTGGGCGTTAACAAACCTTCGGCCTTTATGGGCTGATGAAAATCAAGCAAAGTCCAGTAAGAGGATTTTGCTTATATAAGGATTCACTCGATGAATAATGAGGTCAGGGTCCACGCGGGTATGAAAGTTGAGGCCCGCGCGGATGAATCAATGCCACGCCTTGTCGGGTACTCGGCTGTTTTTGAAACGGAAGCAAATATCGGCGGCATGTTTCGCGAAGTTATCCGAAAGGGTGCGTTCACCGATGCTATTTTGCGCGACGATATACATGCTCTTGATAACCACGATTATGGGCGTGTGATCGGTCGCAAAAAGGCCGGAACCCTAACAATAAGTGAAGATGAGCGCGGGCTGCGTGTCGAAATCACTCCGCCCAATACTACGATTGCGCGCGACCTTATGGAAAACATAGGTGCAGGTAACATCGACCAAATGAGTTTTTCATTCTCTATGGAGGGTGGACGGCAAGTTTGGGACGAAAGTGGCGATATTCCATTAAGATCAATCGAAAAGGTTGGCGAGCTTTTGGAAGTGTCAGTCGTCCCGCGCGGCGCTTACGAAACCACAGAGATTGCGTTGCGTAGCCTTGCGGCATCGCGGCAAGGCATGGAGACAGCACAAGAATTTCGGCTGCGGGTAAAACGCAAGCTGATACGGTAACGGCGGCTCTCGCTGTTAGCCCTCATCGGCCCATGGGCAAGGCCATTTTGAACGCTGTGAAGCAGTTCATCACCCTTAGAAGGAGCCTTTACAATGGCAACTATCAAAGAACTGCGGGAGCAGGCAGCGAAGACGCTGACCGAGGCCCGCTCGATGCTGGACAGCATCAACGACAAATCAACCAAAGAGCAGCGCGCCGATGCCGAGTTATCGGTTGATAAGGCGCTGGCAGAGGTTTCAGACATTGAAGCCCGTGCCGAGCGTCACGAAAAACTTGAGGCGGCAGAAAAACGCGCCGACGAAAAGCGTGAGGCCGAAGAACGCGCCGCGCGTAATTCCAAGCGTCCGGGTGTCGAGCCTGGGTCAGCCGCACAAGGCGGGGAAATGGGCTATCGCGAGGCGTTTCATGATTACATCCGCGCCCAAGGCCAAAAAGGCGATATGTCGGCGGAAGCCCGCGCGGTTCTGGAGGCTGGCCGTTCATCCGTTGAGGTTCGCGCGCAAACCACGACCAGCGCAGCAGGCGGATACACCATTCCGACCGAATTGGCTGCAATCCTCACCAAGTCAATGGCAATGTGGGGGCCAATGTATTCAGGTGATGTCGCTACATCGCTGGAAACGAACGGCGGCGGCGCAATCACAATGCCGACCGTTGATGATACAGCATCGACAGCGGGCGCACACACCGAGGGCGCAACACTTACCGACGACGGCGGCAAGGATGTTGTGTTTGGGTCGAAAACGCTTGAGTCTTATGCGTTTGACACTGAATGGCTCCGCATTTCGAAAGAGCTTGCCGACGATTCCATTTTTGCGATGGAGCAGGTTATCGGTGACTTGCTGGGCGAACGCCTTGGGCGCATTGCGAACTTGCAGTTGACCACTGGTTCAGGATCGTCGGCACCAAACGGCGTTGTCACAGCATCCTCGCTGGGCAAAACAGCCGCAGGTGTCGCCGCTGTCACTGGTGACGAAATCATGGACCTGCTGCATTCCGTTAACCCAGCGCATCGCGACGGGCCAAAGGTCGGGTTTATGTTCAATGACTCAACCCTTGCCGCCATTCGCAAGCTGAAAGACGGCAGCGGTAATTACCTATGGCAGATGGGCAATGTCCAGCAGGGCATTCCAGGCACGCTGTTGGGCTACAATTACCGTATCAATCAGGCGATGGCATCGCTTGCGACTGGTCAAAAGGTCATGCTGTTCGGTGATTTTGGCAAGTATTATGTGCGCAAGGTTGGACAGCCTTTGATCGGCGCTTTGCAGGACAAGGACTTCTGGCCCGGCTTTGGTGTCGCTGGTTATATCCGCTTTGACGGCGAACTTGCTGACACTGCGGCGGTCAAGCACCTGATTACTGCCTAAGTTGGCTTTTTGATGGGGCGGTTTTTATCGCCCCATTTACCAAACCAAACAAAGAGGAGCTAAGCAATGAAGGTCAAATTGTTGGTATCACGCGCAACGGCGTCTGGCGCTGAAAATCGCGGCGACGAAATTACGGTCGATAGCGCGGAGGGCATCCGCATGATTGAGGCTGGGCAGGCTATCGCTGTGCGGGAGGGTAAGGCACCCGAAAAGGCGGTAAAGCCGTCTAAGCATGAAAGAGCTGCCAAGTGACAACGGTCATCGAAACAGCCCCAGCAACCACGCCAGTCAGCTTGACCGAGGTAAAGTTACACTTGCGGGTTGATGGAACGGACGAGGATAGCCTTATCACGGCGCTGATCGGCGCTGCGGTCGCGCATCTTGATGGGCTTGGGGTTTTAGGCCGTGCGATGATTACGCAATCATGGGCGGAATGGGTTGGCAGTTCCCCCGGCATTGTGACGCTGCCGATTGGGCCGTTTCAATCCCTAACGTCTGTTGAATATTACGACGATGCGGGCGCGCTGCAAACTGCAACTCTTAGCGATTACGAGGTTCGCCTTGAAGGAGACCGCGTGAACGTGCGCCCAAAAACGGGCAAAGCATGGCCTAACGCGGCAACCAGATCCGATGCAATTAAAATTGTATATGTCGCGGGTTACGGCGATGCTGGCACCGATGTGCCGCAAAGCATCCGGCAGGCAATCTTGCTAATGGTTGGACATTGGTATGAAAACAGAACGGCGGTTTCTGAGGCTAATCTAAAAGAGGTTCCGCTTGCTGTTGATGCGCTGATCGGCGTCGAGCGGGTTGGCTGGTATGGCTAGACCTGGGAAGCTTGACCAACGTATCACATTTAAAGCGCAGGCGCTTGCGGCTGATGGCATTGGCGGCAGCGTTATGTCATATGGCGACATATCGACAGTCCCGACTGTATGGGCGCGGGTCACGCCGTCAAGCGGCAAGGAAATTTCCGCAGAGGGGCGGGTTGTTGCTGATGGTATGTTCAAGTTCACAATCCGCAATCGGTCTGATATTGACGAAACCCATGTGATTGTTTGGGGCGGGGAAACCTACAACATTCGAAATGTTCGCAGGTCCGGAACTCGTTCCATGTATCTAGAGATTGACGCAGAACGTGGAGTCGCAACGTGAAAAACACCGTGACCATCAAGGGATTGGACGATGTTGCCTCGGTTCTGAATAATATCGCGCCGCGTGAGGCAAGAAACCTTGCCCGTTCTACGGTTCACGCATCGGCTGGTGTGATTCGGGATGATGCTAAGAGGTTTATGCCTATCGATACTGGCACTATGAAGGCTGCGACCAAATCCAAACGTAGAAACGTCAAAGATAATATATTACGGTCTGATGTGCTGGTTACGGCTGCGGCATTTTATTGGCGATTTCGAGAATACGGTCAGGGGCCAGACATGCGGGAGGATGCCATGTTTATGAAGGCGCTCGCGTTGTTTCGGCAGGATATTGACCGCATTTTTACAGAGCAATTCGGCAAGAAACTGGAGGCGCGGCTTGCACGGCTGCGGAAATCTTAATGGGTATCGAAGTCGAATATCAAAAGGCGCTCTGGTCGGTTCTCAACACAAATAAGGTCACGCTTGGGTTAACGGGCGTTTACGACTTCGCGCCACAGGCGGCGGATGGCGGTGACACCGCGCCTTTCCCATATGCAACTATGGGCCAGATATTTGCCGTTCAGATGGATACGCAGACAACCGAAGGCTTTGAAATGACGGGTCGGGTTCATGTGTTCAGTCGGTCCGGTTCAATGCTGCAATGCAAAACAATTCAAGGCAAGATTTATGACTTGCTGCATCGGTCTACGCTGACCGTTACGGGGTTTAATAACTTCCTCCTTCTGCGCAACGAAAGTGATTGCTTGATGGATGAAGACGGAAAGGTTCACGGGGTTTGCGAATATCGCGGCCTTGTTGATAGTTCAGCCTAAACAGGCTGTTGCCCATTTCGTTGCGCTTTGGGCAAGCGCGTCGATTGAACGCTGTGAAGCGTCCAGTTCCCATAGAAGGAGCCTAACAAATGGCAAAATCAGCAGGACGTTTAAACGTCATCAAGAAAAACAACGTGGCAATCGCGGGCGGCAAAACTGTGGGTTTCACAGTCAACGGCTCGCCTGTCGATGTTCAGGATCAAGGCGACAGCGGGTTCC